GGAGATGAATATGGCACTATTAGAAGATGTAGTCGATTTTTGTAAGAAAGAATTGAAGATTCCTCAAGAGATTTTAGTATCGGTTGAGATAGAAGATATATCAGAAGATAATGTTAAAGGTTGGACCACCGATTCTGCTGAAGATGATGAGTACGATATTGAAATAGATACACGTCTTAGTTTCAAAGAAACTATCTTAACAGTATGCCATGAAATGGTACACGTTCAACAATTACACGAAAACCGTGAGCTTGATGAAAATGAAGCTTATGAAAAGGAATTAATTTTATATAAGAAGTATATGAAACTTATATAAATATTGATAAGTAGCATCCCTACTATAAAAAGGATTTTTTGTTTAAATAAAAAAGGAAATACATATGTTTAAAAAACTACTAGTCGCGACGGCGGCAATGGCAATATCTGCATCAACGTATGCCGGTATTAGTCTTTCGGGTTTGTATGAGGGTACACTTGATTCACATGGTGCTTATACTCAAGACGTAACAACTACTTTAAAAGGTACATCTGGAAGTTCCACAGTTACTGTGGTTTTGGATGGAGCTTTTGATATAGATGATATGTATGTGGAAACAACAACCGGTCCTCTAACATTTAAGTTAGGTGATTCATCTGGGGATGACCCGGATTCAGTATCTATTGGTGTTACAGCAACATCAGGTGGATTTACTGTAGGATTAAATCAAGTCTCAGGTGGCTCAACAACAATCGATGTTGGTGGTGCACTTGCAGGTATTACATTTGCAGTGACAGATGTTACAGCTTCAACTAGAGAAACCACAGCTACTTATGCAGTTGCTGGTGTAACAGCTAAAGTTGTACATAATACAGTTACCGCAGGTAACAATATTGATACAACACTTACAACAGTTCTTGGTGGTTTAACACTAAGTGCTAATCATGATTCAAATGCAGACGGCACCTCAGAAAATGAGGGTTCAGTATCTAAAGCTTTAGAAGGTTTAGGTACAGTCAAAGCAACTATGGCTAAGACAGGCGCTGGTGTTACAACTAAAACATTTAGTTTAACACGTGGTATCTGGACTGGCGAGTGGTCTAAGGCAGGAAGCGCTGATGGCGTTACTTCTCTTAAGGCTAGTTTAGCATTTTAAAAGAACTACTTACTTAGTAGTAACTCCTGGGGATTTGGTAACTATTATCAAGTCCCCTTTTTATTTTATTAAAACCGTTTACAAATACATTAAAGTATGATATAATATATCTATGAATGCACAATATAGAATTCCACTTGGCAATGGCAAAACCAAAGTTACCTTATGGATAAACTATATAAAATATAAATTCACCAAACCTGACCTTTGGTGGTTAGAAGATACACCCATCAAGGTCTTCCCGGATTGTAAACGTAACCTTGGAGATAATGATGTTAACAGAGATGAATAACAGAAAATTAATGAGCGAACACTATAGAGAAGATGGTAGTGTAGCTAAAATATATCAAGTAGTAACTGGAATGGATGGAGAACATTCATTTTTTTCAATCACATATAAAGACGCAACTGGTGTCCGAATACACACTGAGGATTTTCCATATAAAGCTTTAGGCTATGTAGAAGATGCGGCAGAGAATTGGACATTAGGTATTAAACAATTATTAATGGAGTAAAATATGGCCACTTTCGATTTTGGCTTCACGCTAGTAGATGAAGACGAATTAGATGTTGCAAAAGAAGTAGCAGCATCAACAGCCTCGGCATCAAATGCACAGGATAGGTTGGACAAATTGTTCAATGCTATTACACCTCTACTTAATAACTTAAAGGCTAATCCTGAAAAGGAATATATTAAATGGCCTAATAGAGTTGATAAGGTAGAAGCATTTGAAGGACAGATATTAAAAATATATAAGGGATAACCTAAGGATTATATTATGGTAAAGCGTAAGATGAGTGAAGAACAAAAAGTAGCAGTCGCGGCTAATCTAGCTAAGGCTAGAGCAGCTAAAAAACCTGCCACATATAAAAATGTGGCGGCAAATGTTATGGCCCTAGATGATGACCATGGACTATCTGTGGTAAGCATTAAAGGATATATTAAAGCTTCTAAGGAAAAGATAAGTTTCTTAAAGAAGGCAGTTCATCGCGGAGAGAAGGGAGCAATAGCTAAATTAGCTTCTGTTCAAGCTTATCAACGAGGCTTAAACTCATATTTAAGAGAGGGTTTATACCCATATAATTTCTATGGAGATGATGAAGAGAAACCAATTCAACATTTAACCATTGCACCAGCATATGATGAAGAGGGGTTTAGAAAATGATTGAAGATATTAATAAGAAATCATTTTCACGATTAGTAGAAACATATGTTAGAACTCACAAAGGCTGTCCATATATTGATGCTGTTATAGATGTATGTGAAGCAAATGAAATAGATATAAGAGATAGTAAAAAACTTATATCCAAAGAGATTATTGAGCATATTGAATTTGAAGCTAAAGAGCTTAATTTATTACAAGGTGGTAATCCAACATATGTTTTACCTATATGAGAATGGATGGATATTCGGCTTTTAAATTACACCATGCAATTAACCTCCATTTTAATGGGACATATGATTGCTTTAAATATAATTTTAAAACAAACGTAACTGAAAAAACATATTGGAAAAGACCAGACAAATTTCAGTTAACTAAGATAGGCAAACGATTTAAAAGTAAAGATGATATAATACTATACTTTGCTGCTCATCAAGTTGCTGGAAATAAATACAGTGGTGATATGGTACGTGATGAAGATACCTACACCAAGTTTTTAAAGCGTATAGATAGTATTAGTTATCTATTTAAAAATGAATTAGAAGAAATTTCAGATAATGGATTTGATACCCTTTTGGAAATAGAAGAAACATATCCAAAAATTATCCACCACTATCTGGAAGGTACAGTTTCTCTGGAGACTGTATGCATAGTGAATAGGCTGACAGGTTTTATTGAGAAAGCCAATTCACAAATAAGTGAGACCATACTATGGCCTGACTTATATAAAAAAATATCTAAGTTTCAATCTTTTTTAAAGGTTGATGATAGTAAAATGAGAAAAATTATTTTAGATATTTTTTAATTATACTGTTTACTTTTGTGAAAAGTATGATATAATATATAATGATACAACTTAAAAATAATATAAATCTTTAAAGGAGATGTACAATGAGTTTCGCAGACTTAAAAGCTAAGGCTAATGACATGAGCGCATTAGTCGGTGCAGCTGAAAGCACCACAGAAAAAAAATCATACGGCGACGATCGTATGTGGAAACCCACAGTAGACAAAGCAGGTAATGGTTATGCCGTTATTCGGTTTTTGCCAACGGTTGAAGGTGATGACTTACCTTGGGCTAAATTTTGGGACCATTTCTTTCAAGGACCGACTGGTCAATGGTATGTAGAGAAATCTTTAACTACCATTGGTAAAGACGACCCTGTTTCTGAAAGTAATTCTAAACTCTGGAATACGGGCATAGAATCAGATAAAGATACAGCACGTAGACGTAAGCGTCGCTTGCATTATGTGTCAAATATCTGTGTTGTTTCTGACCCTGAAAATCCAGAAAATAATGGTAAGACATTCTTATATACTTATGGCGCTAAAATCTTTGAAAAGATTATGAATAGCATGCAGCCACAGTATGAGGATGAAACTGCTGTTAATCCATTTGACCTATGGAAAGGCTCTAACTTTAAAATGAAGATTGCTCAGGTTGCGGGATTCCGTAATTATGACCGTTCTGAATTTGGTAAGCCTGAACCACTTAATGCAGATGATTCTATCTTAGAAGATATCTACAATAAGCAGTATTCTCTTAAGGAGTTTACAGATGCGTCAACATTTAAATCTTATAGTGAGCTTAATCTTAAGTTGACTAGAGTTTTAGGTGAGGAAATTACCGCAGCAAATCGTTCTGAAATTGATTATGTTGATGAGGATATAAAAAACGAATCACCATTCAAAGACGATTCACTTCCAGGCGACCCAGTTGCAATAGCAGCTGACCCAGTTCAACGAGCTGAGGCTGAAGATGATACAATGAGTTATTTTGCTAAATTAGCAGCTGAAGCTTAATCTTA